GCTTTATGAGTCTAAGTCTTGAAGCAATTCAAGAGATGTGGGAAAAAGATGCAAAGATAGACAGAGATAATCTACACGAAGAATCATTGAATATCCCTTCTCTTCATGCGAAATATTTTGAATTATATAATACTATATTTCTTCTAAGAAAAAAAGCAGAACAGCAAAGGAAGAATATCCGTCATGAACGGTATGAGTATTTTAGTGGGAAAGCAGATCCGCAAGTATACATAGATAATCCTTTTGGAAAGAAGATAAGAGATAAGGATACTATGCAGAAGTATCTGGATGCAGATGAAAAGTTATCTAATACTTCATTAAAGATAGATTACTATGATACAATGCTTACATACATTGAAAGCATTCTTAAAGTAGTTCAGAACAGAACTTATCAGATTAAGAATGCTATTGAGTTTATGAGGTTTAATTCGGGGTTGGGATAATGCTAACAATATTTCCCACTATCTTACATGATTTTAAATCTACTGATTACTCTAAAAAAGAGTTAGTAAATTTTTGTTATAGTGAAAAGAAAAAATATCCAGCAGGAATGAAGGATAGGTCTAATAGAGGAAACTCTTGGCATTCGTCAGATCATTATATGGAAGAAAATAATTTAATATCTTCAATACTTTTTTCATCCATAAATTCTTATTTTGTTAATAAAAAAATTCTTAAAGAAGGAAGTCAATATTGTATTTCAAATGCATGGATTAATATAAATTCTAACGGAGGATCAAATGCTTTACATGATCATCCAGGGTCTTCATTATCTGGAGTTTTTTGGATTAACGTTCCAAAAGATTCTGGAAATATAGTATTTAGAAATCCCAATACATTTATTGAACGTTCTACTATTCGAGCATATACTGATCATTTAGTTGCATCTCTTAATAAGGATGAGATATTTTATATAGAACCACAAGAAGGATATATGGTTCTTTTTCCTTCTCATATACAACATATGGTAAAAGAAAATATGAGTAATAAAGATAGGATATCAGTTTCGTTTAATATTCATATTAAATAAACCTTGACATAACTTCATAAATACTTATAGATGCATGGAGTAGGTGATTGACACTTCAGCAAATGTTATTATAGGTAAAGCCAACGAAGTCTTTTTACAGATTAATGCTGAACCTCATATAGAATATGAATTGAGGGATTATTTCACCTTTGAGGTAGAAGGTGCAAAGTTTATGCCTCAGTATAGAAAAAGAAATTGGAATGGAGAGATACACTTATACGATTTAAGATCGAAAAGAATTTATGTTGGTTTATTAGATAGAATTGTAGCATTTTGTAATAGGCACGATTATAGTTATAAATTTGTAGATAATGAATACTATGGAACTCCTTTTGAAATAAATGAAGGAATTTCATATGAAGGTGTTAAAGATTATATGACATCTATTTGCAATCATTCTCCAAGGAAATACCAAGTTCAGGGAGTATACGATGCGTTAAAACATAATAGAAAGCTATTGATATCACCCACTGCTTCAGGCAAATCTTTGATGATTTACGCTCTTGTAAGGTATTATGTAGAGAAAGGACAAAAAATCCTTTTAGTTGTTCCCACGACATCTCTTGTAGAGCAGATGTATAAAGATTTTTTTGATTATGGTTGGAATGCTGACTCATATTGTCATCGCATATATGCGGGTAAAGAACGAACAAATGAATATCCAGTTACTATTACTACATGGCAATCAGTCTATAAATTAGAAAGATCCTTTTTTGAAGATTATAATGTAGTAATAGGAGATGAAGCACACCTCTTTAAGAGTAAGTCACTTATATCTATAATGACAAAATTACATCATGCAAAGCATAGATTTGGATTTACTGGAACACTTGATGGTACACAAACTCATAAGTGGGTATTGGAAGGATTATTTGGTCCATCGTATAAAGTAACTAAGACTGATGAATTAATGAAGCAAGGTCATCTTGCTCAACTTGATATCCAATGTTTAGTTCTTAAACATCCTCCTCAAAAATTTGAAACCTATCAGAATGAAATAGAATATTTAATTAGTCATGAACAAAGAAATAAGTTTATTACTAACTTAACTTTAGATTTAAAAGGTAACACTTTAGTACTTTTTTCTAGAGTAGAAGCACATGGTGCAGTGCTTTACGAAAAGATAAATACAAATAAGAAAACTGATCGTAAAGTATTTTTTGTTCACGGTGGTGTGGATGCTGATCAAAGAGAATTAGTTAGAGAAATTACTGAACAAGAAAACAACGCTATTATCGTTGCTTCTTATGGAACCTTCTCTACTGGTATTAATATTAGAAACCTTCATAATGTTATTTTTGCCTCTCCATCAAAATCAAGAGTTAGAAATCTTCAAAGTATTGGAAGAGTTCTTAGAAAAGGAGCAAATAAAGTAAAGGCAATACTTTATGATATATCTGATGATTGCACTTACAAATCTAAACGCAATTACACTTTAAATCATCTCATTGAAAGAATTAAAATTTATAACGAAGAGAATTTTAATTATGAAATAATCACTATACAATTAAGGAAATAGATATGATTGAAGACGACTTTTACGCAACAATAAAATTTAAAAACGGTGAAGAGATATTTACCAAAGCTGCAGCTTCGGAAGAAGATAATAGAACAATGCTTGTAATATCTTATCCAATTACTGTTGATGAAGTTAAAATAAAAGGAAATATTGCAGGATATAAAGTAGAACCTTGGTTAAGAACAAGTACTGAAGATATGTTTATTATCAATATGGATGATATATTAACTTTAAGTGAATCTAATGATATGGAAATGATTATGATATATCAAGCTTTCGTTAGAGATACTGTTAGTGATAGAAAAGAAGAACCTAGAATGAGTCGTAAAATGGGATACTTAGGTAAAGTAGATGATAATAAAGATCTCTTAGAGAAAATATATAAGAATAGTAATTATCAACCTCCACAAAGGTAATTGTATACTTAATCAAGTGCCTTGTCAACTATTTGTAGAAATGTTATAATATCTACATATGAGTGAGTATGCTTATGATAAAATCAGGCACTATGGCACGAACAAGAAAACGATCCGAACATTACGTTAATAATAAAGAGTTTTTAATGGCTCTAATTAAGTGGCGAGAGGATGTTGAGATTGCAAAATTACAAGATAAACCTAAACCACCTATCCCTAGATATATTGGTGAATGTTTTTTAAAGATTGCAAATCACTTGTCATTTAAACCCAACTTTGTTAATTACATGTTCAAGGAGGACATGATCTCTGATGGAATCGAAAATTGCGTTCAATATATACATAATTTTGATCCTGAAAAATCCAAAAATCCTTTTGCTTACTTTACGCAAATTATACATTACGCATTTCTCCGCAGAATACAAAGAGAAAAACGTCAGCTAGAAATTAAGAATAAGATTTTAGAAAGATCTGGGTATTCAGAAGTATTTGACGATAGTAATACTATTGACGGATCTAATTTTTCAGATTATAATCAAATTAAGGATGCTGTCCATTCTAAACTTCGTTATTCTTAGATGAATGTAGTTTCGGTTAAAAATGATGCTTTAATTCTGGTTGGTAATTATCAATTTGCTGATAAAGTAAAAAGTGAAGTTTTATCTTTATTAAAAGTTTGTAATACTATACCCCAGAATAATAGTAATGTGAAGGCATCTATTCATACGGAATGGGATTGGGAGCCAGATAATATTACGTTTAGAAATCTTAAATCATTTATTAGGGAGGAGATAGAAAGACATTTTCAACCTGGTTCTATGTCAGGTGGTGGTAGACCTAGATTAATGTGTAAAAATTTCTGGGCAAATGTATATGAGAAAGGTGACTATGCTGAACCTCATGATCATAAATCTCATAATTATAGTTTTGCATATTTTGTAAAGTCAAAATGGTATGATTCTCCATTGATTTTTACTGATAGTCGTAAAAGAATTAGACCTAAAGAAGGAAAGTTTGTTATTTTTCCAGCATACTTATATCATCATGTTCCTAAACATAGATTTAATGATACTCGTATAACTTTATCTGGTAATTTAGTACTAAACAGAGAATGAAAATAGCAATAATTACAGACCAGCATTTTGGTGCTAGAAAAAATTCAAAACTTTTCCATGATTATTTTCTGAAGTTCTATGAGGATGTTTTCTTTCCTACCTTGGAGAAGGAGGGGATTACTACAATTATCGATATGGGTGACACGTTCGATAGTCGTAAAGGTATCGATTTTGCCGCCTTATCCTGGGCAAAAAATAATTATTTTGATAAATTAAAAGATTATACTATTCATACTATTGTAGGAAATCATACTGCATATTATAAGAATACTAATGAGATTAATGCTATAGATTTATTATTACGTGAGTATAATAATATAAAAATATATTCGGAAGCAACTGAAATAAAAATTGATAATTTAGGTATTCTTTTGGTGCCTTGGATTAATAATGAAAATGAAGCAGATACGATTAAGGTTATTAATAAAACAAAATGCCCAGTTTGTATGGGTCATTTAGAACTTAATGGTTTTGTTGTTACCCAACAGGTAATAATGGATCATGGTTTGGATATGAAATATTTTAAAAAATTTAAGAAAGTATTCTCAGGTCATTTTCATACTCCATCTAATGTAGGAGAGATTTATTATTTGGGGAATCCTTATGAAATATATTGGAATGATTATAAATCTCCAAGAGGATTTCATATTTTTGACACGGAAACTTTAGAATATAATACACTTCATAATCCTCATCGTTTATTCTATAAGATTTTTTATGAAGATACTAATCACCAAACCTTTGATACTAGAGAGTATGAAGGTAAGATTGTAAAGGTTATTGTCCGTCAAAAAACTGATACTAAAAAGTTTGAAAAGTTTATTGATAAACTTTATGCTTCCAATGTAGCAGAACTTAAGATAGTAGAAAATTTTGATTTTAAAGGATGGTATGATAGTAAGGATTCTGAAGAATATGAATCTGAAGATACTATGTCTATTCTTAGTAGATATATTGATGAAGCAGAAATAAGTCTAGACAAATCTGTTATTCAAAAGATGATGCAAGAAGTCTATCAAGAGGCTTGTGAACTTGTATAGGTATGTTTATATTGACAGTGATGGGAAAAGAATATGAAGGAGCTTATTCAGTTCGTGATACTTCTGGAAATCAACTTCTTTATTTGTTTGAAGAAGAGGATGATGCTGAAAGATATGCTATGATGTTAGAAGAACAAGAATACCCTGAAATTAAGATTATGGAAGTGGATGATGATTTAATGGTAAAGACTTGCCAACTGCATGGATATCGTTATACAATTATTACTTCTAATGATATTGTTATTCCTCCTGAACTTACAAAATGATTCTATTTGAGAAGATTCGCTGGAAGAATTTTTTAAGTACCGGCAATCAATATACTGAAATTAATTTTACTAAAGATAATACTACTTTAATTGTTGGAACTAATGGTACGGGTAAGAGTACTGTTTTAGATGCTTTGACGTTTAGTTTATTTGGAAAGCCATTTCGTAAGATTAATAAACCGCAATTAATAAACACAGTTAATGAAAAGGATTGTAAGGTAGAAGTAGAGTTTGTTGTTAATGCAACTGAATGGAAAGTTGTTAGAGGTATTAGACCTAATATATTTGAAATATGGAAAGATGGTAAAGTTCTAGATCAGTTTTCTCATTCAGCAGATCAGCAGAAGTGGTTAGAGCAAAATGTTGTAAAAATGAACTATAAGTCTTTCACTCAGATTGTTATTTTGGGTAGTAGCACTTTTGTTCCTTTCATGCAATTGACTGGTAATAATCGTAGAGAAGTAATAGAAGATCTTTTAGATATTAAAATTTTCTCTTCTATGAATAGTATCATCAAAGAAAAAATTCGATCTACTAGAGAAGATATAAAAGTTCTTTCTCTTAAGAAAGAATCTCTAACAGATAAAATTAAGATGCAGAAAGAGTTTATTGATGAAATAGAATCTCGTGGTAATGAAAATATAGAAGATAAGAAAAGGAAAAGTAGAGACCTGGGAGAAGAGGTTTGTGTATTAATATTAGAGAATGAACATACTGAGGAAGAGGTGGGTGAGCTTACTGAAGAACAACAGAAAGTAACCGGTGCTACAGAAAAATTACGCACTCTTGGTGGATTAAGAGGTAAGATCTCTCAGAAGGTAGCAACGATTACGAAAGAGCATAAGTTCTTCACAGACAATGTAACATGCCCTACATGCACTCAACCAATTGAGGAAGAGTTCAGAATAAATAAGGTTGAAGAC